GCAGAACGCACAGCTTGGGGCGCAGTATGGTTTGGCTGGTCTGCAAGCCAGAGAACAGTCTAGGCAGTATGGGGCTAACTACGGGCAACAAAACCGGCAACAGGCTTTGAATGCAGCGCAGCAACTTGGTGCTTTGGGGCAGACGCAATATGGTCAGCAGATGGGTATCAATGCAGCGCAGCAACAAGCTGGCGCTCAACAACAAGCCCAAACCCAGCAAGGGCTTACCAACCAGTACCAAGACTTCCTGAACCAGCAGAATTACCCGTACAAGCAGATTGGGTTTATGTCCGATGTACTGCGCGGAACACCTACTTCTGGCGGGGCAACGTCTATGTACCAAGCTCCCCCTAGTACGTTTAGCCAGTCGGCAGGGATGATCGGCGGGTTGGGTAGCCTTGGCGCTGCGTTAATTAAACAATAGGGCTACATATGATCCAGAACCCATTAGCAAACATAAACTCCGCTGATATGCAGGAGTTTCGTAGGCATCAAAGCCTCCCACCCGAGCAACAAAACGACAACTTGCAACGGCTATTGGGGAATGGATTTAGCTTTAACAAACTTATTGCGCTCAAAAACCAAGCTGAACAAGCTACAAAGGCGCAGCAAGCGCAGCAGATTATTGCTCAAGCACAGCAAGCTGGGGGGTCACCCGCTCCTATGGGGCAAAACACGACGGTAGCTGACGATCTTCAAGGGCAGATTCGCGCAGCGTTGTACCCGCAGCAAATGCCACAGCAAATGCCACAGCAAATGCCACAGCAAATGCCACAGCAAATGCCACAGCAGATGCCACAGCAAATGGCCCCCCAAGAGCAACCCCAGCAAATGGCGCAAGGTGGTCTGACTCAACTGCCTATTAGTAACTTCCGCCCTGAGAACTATGCAGGTGGTGGGATTGTTGCTTTTGCCAATAACCAAGACCAGCCCATCAAGCCGGATATGCCTACGACAGACGATACGGAAAGCAGTGCGGGTATGTTTTTTGGGTCGCTTGGCAATAGGTTTAATGAGAACGCAAATACATCAAGGGTTGCAAACGAAAATACCCGGCGTGCGCAGGGTACTGCCTTTAGTAACCTAGCCGGAACCCCAGAGCAAAAGGAGGCTTCCTCAAAAACGCAAGAAAAACGCCTTGGTTTGCAAGATGCTATTAGCAGGCTAACACCGGGGCCATTCGAGCAACTAACTTCACAAGAACGTGCCCAGAGAAATCAAGCTGTGGACTATTACACTGAAGAGCTAAAAAACATAGGGCAACCTGAAGTAACCCCCACCCCCGTGCCTACTGCCGCTGCACCTGCTCCTACCGCTGCTCCTACCGCCGCCCCTACCGCTGCTCCTGCTCCTGCCTATGGCCCTGCCGCTGCTCCTAGAACCGGTATTGCTAGTCAAACCCCCGCAGCTAGGGCGGAAAGTAAGGCTACAAGTTCAAAAGTAGGTACTGATAAAGCCGAGCCGGAAGAAAGCTTGCTGTCGCCCGAGATGCAGCAAGCGCAGACGCTTGCACTAGAAACGCTTAAAAAGCGTAAAGACGTACCCGTGAAGTCGGCAAGCGATTTTGCGACAGAACTGAGGGATATTCGTAGTGGTATCTTTAAAGAACGCGGCATCTCTGAAAAAGGACACGAAGAATATATTAACGAGCTAAGAGACCAAGCTAAAACAGCACGGGGAGACCGGGACACAGATCGCCTGATGGCAGTTGCGCAAGGGTTCTTTGCTATGGCAGGGGGCACATCACAGTACGCCTTGAAGAATATGGCAGATGGATTCGGCGTTACAACCAAAGCCGTAACGGAAGCAGAGAAAGAATACCGTAAAGGCGAAATGGCACGTAAAGCAAGTATTGATACCCTTAAACAGGCACAACGTGCGGAAGCTATTGGGGACAGCGACAAGATACTCCAAGCAAGAGACAAGCATGAAGCTTTGGTTGAAAAAGCTGAAGAGCATAACCAAACCGCTGCTGGGTTGTTGCTTGGGCGTATTGGCTCCGCTGAGTTGTCCGCACGAACTGCAAAAGAGGGTAGGCTTGGTAGAGAGGCAACGGCAAAAGCAGGTAGAGAAGCAAATGCTATGTACAAAGAAATAGAAGCAGGGCGGAGGGAAAGCGCAGATAGAGATAGAGCCTACGCTGCGCAGTCAAATATAGTAACTAAACAGCTTGAGCAGTTGGAGAAAGCGAGAAAAAATGCAATTGATGGAGACCCCTATGCGGCGGTTACAAAGAATAAAATACTTAACGCTAAAACCCCTAAAGAGCGCCAAGAAGTATTGGAATCTCCCGCAGGTAGGGCTTACACCGCTTCAGAAAAGAAATTTGCCGATGAGGAAGCAAGGCTTAGATCAGGGCAACTAACCCTTGATAGATCATATGGGGGGTTACAACTGTCCCCTGAGCAAAACGCTTTACTAAACAAATACAAATAGTAAAGGCCATATATGGCTGACTTAGATAGGCTATTTTCGGCATTACAAAAAGCGGACGCAGCGGGTAATGTAAGGGATGCTACACAAATAGCAGCGATGATTCGCCAGTTCACTGCTCCTGCTCCTGCTCCTGCCCCCGCTCCTGAGTACACCCCTCCCCCCTCTACTGACCGCACATTTGGTGAGGCTGCTGCGGATACAGCGTTGTCTGTGGTTGGTGGTGGTGCAAAACTATTGCAATTGCCGGGGCAGATTCAGAGGCTTGTAACCGGTACCGGTGCGCCCGAAGAAGGGCTTGAAGGCTTGGGCAAACGTTCTGAAGCTATAGCAGAGTCAATGAAGTCCGAGGGTTTGAGGACTCGGGAAGCCCAACGCGGGGAAAAGATAGCCGAAGCCGAAAGCATCGGTGGTATAGAAGGGGTACTTAAGAGCTTTGGGGTTGCTGCATGGGAGACTATTAAAGACCCTGCCCTGCTGACATCTCTTCTTGCCGAGCAAATCCCCCAGCTTGCGGTTACAGGTGGAGTCGGCAAAGTAGCCCAAGGTGTAAGTACGGCCAGAATGGTTGCGGCTAAAGCGGCTGCAAGTGAGATAAAACGAGTCGGGTTACAGGCAGGGGTTAACGCCAACATAGCTACCGGTGCGCTGATGCAGGGCACGGACGTTGGGGCGGATACCTACGATGAGGCGTTTAAGTTCTTAAAGGGGCAAGGCAAGTCAGACGAAGAAGCCCGTGACGGTGCCATAAACAAAGCCCGTGGTGCTGCCGCTGCCGCCGCTGTTGTGTCTCTTGGTGCCCAAAACCTGCCCGGTGCTAGGAGGATGGAGGAGGCTCTGCTGGGTGGTAAGACTGGGACGGGGTTTATTCGTGGTGCATTGGGCACGGGGGTAAAAGAAGCCGGGTCAGAAGCAGTTGAAGAGGGCGGCGGGGCATTCGCTAAGAACGTTGCTGTACAACAAGTAGACCCTAACCGCTCGTTGCTGCAAGGTGTCGGCACTGCTGCTGGTATGGGCGCAGTTGGTGGGCTGGGTGTAGGCGCTCCTTTGGGTGGTTTAGCTGGGTTGGGTGCAAAAGCACAGGGAGCTACACAAGCACAACAAGCCCAGACCGCCGCTGAACAAGAACAGATTGAGCGGGAAATTGGAACAGCAAACGCCCCTCCCCCTCCTGCCCCCGTTCTTGAAGTAGCCCCTCCTGCTTTTGAACCTGCTCCTGAACCTGCTCCTGAACCTGCTCCTGAACCTGCTCCTGAACCTGTAACCACAGCTACGCCTTTTGCCGCTCCTGCTCCTACCGAGGGCCGTACAAAAGAAGAAGTCCTTTCAAAACTCATTGAAGTCGGCTTAGACCCAGCGTCGGACACAAGTACGCTGACAAAGCTCAAAGCCGAGTACAAAAAGTTAACGGGTGAGGCTGCTCCTAATACGCTTGCTTTAGCTGCTATGGCGCAAATAAAGAGTAACGCTCCCGCAGTTAGTGCAGTTAAAGAAGCCCAAGCTCAAGAGGAGGAGAACCGTGCGGCTATCCCCGGAACAAATCAGCCAAGCACTGGAGTGCCTGTACCATCAGACACAGCCGAGGGGGGAGTTGCTCCGGTTGAGGTTGCCGGAGTGGGAGGAGTTGATGGAACTATTGGAAGCCCTGTTGGAGGAGCGCAAGAACAGCCCCCTACACTAACCACGCCTATTGAAGCCGCCGCCCCTGTTGAACAGGCTACTGAGCAAACAGTCTCTGCCGAACAACAGGCGGCAATTGATTTCATAGCCGCTGTAGATACAGGTGGTATCCCACTTAACCCATCAAAAGGTAATGCTATTGCAAGGGGGCTAGGGCTTGAGGTAACCAAAAAATCAAGACCAGAAGAAACAATCCAACGTATTCGTGATGCCGTGGGAAGAATTACCCCAACGGAGCAAATCGTTGACCTACAGGCGTCTATTGAAGCCGCACCCCAGAAGTCCTCTAAAGATGAAGCAAGGGATAACGCGGCTAAAGACATTGAAAGCGGGGTGGTGTCCCCAAAGGCAGAAACTAGGCTGCGTAGAGCGTTCAAAGAACTAACCGGCAAGGTATTTAAACCCGCTGACTCAATGGATTCGTTGGAAAAGCGTATAGCGGATTTAACAACCGCTTTAAATCCGTTGCTTGTAGCCCCTAAAGCTCAAACTGCTATGGGGGTCATAACGGGTGCGGCAAGTGAGGGAAGACCCGCCGCGCTTCCAGAAACAATTGAAGCTGCTGCCCCCGACGTAGTACCCGAAATAACGCCCGAAGAAATTGCCGAAGTAGCTGCGGAGCCAAAAGCCGAAGCAGTTGCCGAAGTAGCGCCAGAAGCGGTTGCTGAAGCAGAACCAGTAAGTATAAAAGATGCCACTAGGCAAGCTAGGAATATCCTTACGGCGGCTAAAGAACCGTTGAATACGCACAAAGATACTATAGAAACTGCGACAAACGAAGACGGCACAATAGACTTAGATTACCTGCGCACAAACTACCCCCCTAAAGCTCTTTTGGGTGGAGCCGCGCCTAAACGTGTTATTAAAAAAGGTAAAAAAGGTAAAGAAACTGAGGACACCAAACCGTTAAACACAGCCGGTATAGTTTCTGAGGGTGAAGAGTCCGATCTTCAAACGCGTATAGATAAAGCTACAACGGATATAGACCCAGCGTTTGATACGTTTACGTTTGGGGATGACGCTTTAGACCACATAATACAAACGGGCAATGCGTTCGAGGCTCTTATTGCTGCAAGGATAAAGCCGTTTGTAAAAAACGTAATAATAATGGCAATCAAAAAAGGGCAGACGATCCAAGAGAGGCTCCCTGCGCTTAATGACCCATCTGTACAAGCACAGTTTGATAAAGCTCTAGGGCTGCACCTCAAGGTTACTGTAGAGGGCAAACCTAATTCTCTGATAATCATACATGCGTCTGATAACGGACGAGCCTCTGGTGCAAACGTGCTTACTATACTGCATGAACTGTTTCATGCGGCCACAGTTCATAAGCTCAGGGTTGGTACCTATGGAGTTGCTCGGCAGTCAGAAGTAACACGTATTACCAAAGAGCTAACAGACTTGATGGCGTACGTTAAAGCCTACTACGACAACAGCGGTAAGAACTTAGGTCTGCCAGAGCATGCGTTTGATAACGTATTTGAGTTTGTAGCCTACGGAATGACCGACGCTAAATTGCAAGCCTTCATGTCGGGGATACAAGGCAAGAAAACCACAGTTTTGAGTCGGTTTGTGGATGCTATTCGCCAGTTGTGGAGCATACCTATTGGGCAAAAGAACGCCCTGCTCGACCTTATCGCTAACACCGATGCTTTGCTGGGGGCCAGACTTACTTCTGAGGAACAAAAGTACAGCAAGTACGTAGCCGCTAAGATGGTCTACGAACGGACAAACAAAATGACAGCGTCGGCAGACGCTATGGCAATGGAAAATACGCTTGTCAAAGCCGACAAGATTGTAGACATGATGAAGAAGACGCCCAAGGATGCGGGTAAAACTCTGTCGTACATAAGCGAGTTGTGGAACGCGAGGGGCAACAGAGAGGAGTTTACAGACCTGCTTGGTCTAGGTATGGCGGGTGTGCCCAAGAAGTTTCGTACTTTGTTCCTAGGTGCCATGACGCTTGACCAGATAAAACAAGTTGCTGCACGGTTCCCCAACACGGCGTTTGGCACTAAGATAGACACCATCGTGGATGACATGCGTGGGATGATTGCAAAACGCAACGCTATGCTTACTGAAGCGGCTGAAATTGCTAAACCTTGGGCTGCGTTGGTGCGTAAAAACCCAGACAAAGCCCAGCTACTTGCCAAGGTAATGCACTTCTCAACCATCAACCATGTTGACCCAGCGACAGAAGCGGGACGCGCAGTCTCCCCCACACTCTCCGCTATGTGGAATTCGTTGCCCCCCGAAGCACATGATATCTACCGTAAAGCACGGGACTACAACGCAACGCAGTTCACTACCTATGTGAAGCTGTTAGAGGACAACGTAAGCAAGTCTAGCTTGGATGCTGAAACTAAGCAGAAGACTATTGACGCATTGAAGCTAGAGTTTGAGGGTAAAGCCAAGCTGCAAGTACCGTATTTCACACTTATGCGGGAAGGCCCATATTGGTTCAAATCGGGTTCGGGCAAGAACACTGAGTACTACATGTTTGAAAGCCAGATGCAACGGGACTTGTTCCTACGCAAGTACTTCAAAGACCAAGGGGATACCCGCCCTGTTGACACCATCCTCAATGAGAAACCTGAAGACTACAGCCAAGGTAACTCTTATAGGACACTTTACGACTCCTTCGGGCAGTCAAGCAAACTACTTAAGCAAATGATAGATACCATTGATAGTTCCAAGACGGGTGATAAAGAAGCCCTCAAGGACTCCGTATATCAGATGTATCTGATGACAATGCCTGAGCGCAGCTTCCGTAAACAGTTTGTGCATCGTAAAAACACCCCCGGCTTCTCTGCGGACGCGTTGCGTAACTTTGCAAAGTCTTCCTTCCGCATGTCTAGCCAGCTCTCTAGGTTGGAGTATGGTAGCAAGATTCTTAACACGCTGGATGAAGCACGGAAGGTTTCTGAAGGCGACCCAGTCGGCAAGCCTGAGATGGATGACTACATTGATGAAGTAGCTGAACGCGTCAAGTACGGGTTGAACCCAGAAGAGCAGAACGGACTGGGCGAGAGGGCTGCAAACGTTGCCAATCAAATGAGCTTTGTGTGGTATCTGACTTCCCCCGCATCCGCTATTACGAACTTCTCGGCTTTGCCTGTATTTGCGTACCCAGTATTTGTATCTAGGTTTGGGGCTGGCCCCGCTAAAACAGCGGCAGTTATGGCTGGTTTTGCAAAACGGGTATTTAGCATGAAGGGGGTATTAAAGACAGAGAACGGTAAAACCACGTTCCAACCCCCCTCATTGCGGGGCACGCTAACTAACGCGGATGAGCTACGAGCTTTTGATGACGCAATTAGAACTAGTGCTATAAGCCAGACGTTTGTGGCGGATATGGCTGGACTGTCCACAACGCCTTCAGATCAGTACACGGGCGCTACACAGACGGCGATGAAAGCGGTTAGCCAACTATTCCATAGTTCAGAACAGATTATGCGCGAGATTGCGTTTATGTCAGCTTATCGGTTGGCAAAGGACTCGGGGTCAGGGCATGAGGCGGCAGTTAAACGTGCAACCGATGCAATGTATGAAGCCCTTGGTGACTTCTCCTCCATAAACAAAGCTAGGTTCCTACGTGCCCCCATAGCTAGGGTGATGTTCCAGTTCAAGTCTTTCTCCCAAATGGCTACGTTTTATCTTGTGAACAACTCCTTTGAGGCGCTTAAGGGCGCTACCCCCGAGATAAAGAAGGAAGCCATGACACGGTTGTTTGGCACGCTGGGTATGACTGGTTTGTTTGCAGGTGTTACAGGCATGCCTTTGTTCAGCACCATAACGGCTGTTATAGAACTTGTGCGTAACGCGTTGAAAGATGATGACGAACCGGAAATCAATCAGGACTTGTGGTTCCGTAACTGGCTTGCAGATACTTTTGGTGGCAAACTTGCTGGAGAAGTAATAGCCCGTGGGCCTATCAGCGCATTCTCAGACATTAACTTTAGTGACCGTACCAAGCTTGATAACTTGTGGTTCCGTGGTGTACGGCAATCCAAAGACGAAGCCGAGTGGATGCGTAACTTCCTTACCGACCAGCTTGGGCCAACGGCGGGGTTGCTGCTTAGTACTGCGGAAGCCTCTAAACTATTTGGAGAAGGAAAGTTTGAACGTGGTGCGGAGAAGATGTTACCTGCTGTGCTTAAAAACTTGTTCGTCGCTGAAAGGTTTAACCGTGAGGGTGTGAAGACCCTTAAAGGCGTTACTGTCTTTGCAGAGGACGAAATGAGTAAGGGTGACGTTGTATGGCAAGCTTTAGGGTTCTCCCCTACCCGTGTAGCCGATTTAACCCAAGCCAACATAGAAATAAAAGGTATGGAGGCTAAAATCAAGGCTTCCCAACTCCATCTCCTCAACGAGATAGCCGACGACGTTAAACATAGCGATTCAGAGGAAATTGGCAAAACTCTGGACAAGATCAGCAAGTTCAACGCGCAGTACCCCATGTACAGCATAAAGCCCGAGACCATCCGCAGTTCTATTAAGACACGCATGGAGAACGAACTTACGGCCATACGTGGGTTGCAGGTAGCTAAACCACTGCGGTCATTCTTGGAACCTATGGGGGAATACGCCAGACCATAAAAAAACCCCGACACCGAGGTGCGGGGCAAAGGGGGTGGCGGCATCAAGAACAGCCATCAGTGTAGCACTACTGAGTGCCGTCGCCTCCGTCTGGCGTAAGTCCTGTAATGTCTAGTAGGTCAAAGGTCTCCCCATCGAATATGAGCGCATCTATAGGGGGGGATATCATTTTTGTACCACGGGTCATTTGCTTCTTTTTATCCCCAAGCAATACGTTAGCCGTTTTGAGTTCCGTTAAAACATCGTTATAGGTTATCTGGTTCTCAGAGCAGAACTTACGGAATGCTTTACGCACGATAGATAGCTGCTTGGTGTCGGGTTCATAACGAATAAGCAACTCCCCACGCGGCTCCATAAGCGGTGCCCTGTATAGATTGGTGCGCAAGTCGGACTTAGCATCTACGATCAGAATGTTGCTAATGTGCTGGGTAATGAAGTCCCCAATTATCTCGCTGTAGTTAATCGAAGCCCCGCCGCCAACATCTCTCTTCATACCTGTCAGCATGGGTATTGCCCACCCATAGATACGCTTCATATCATAGCTATGCAGGTTCAAGTTCTGCGCAATTATGCCGCCAGCGATGTTACATGCAGCGGTGCCAGACCAGAATCTGTCCCGGCTATCCATGCCCACATCCTTGTCTATCTTGTTCTGCACCCTCTTAATAGTCTCAATAACAGCCGGTAGGTTCTCCACCACATACGCCATGTACACCGCCATAGCGTGCCCATAGTTTGTGTGTAGTTTGCTAAATACGGAGTCGGCTTTGGCCTTGTTAAGATTGTTGGTCAGGTCAATGCGGTACTCCAACATACGCATCATCTCGCCATCGGGGGTGTTCTTCAACGTCATCAGCTTGTCGTAGAAACTTGCGTTAGACGTAGCCAGAAAGATAGTGGCCCATTTGGTTGTGTTTATGCGCTCTTCATTAGCCGATTGCTTCATCCTATTCTTGCCCCGCCCTTGCGACATGCTGTAGGCCAAGTCCGAAAACAAGTCGGCGCTCATCTTCGTCAACTCATCAATGCCCACCATAAGGTTGTTCATAACCCCAAAGCGGTTGACGATGGAGTTATAGGTGTCCTTCCAGTTTAGAAGCTGTTCCTCTGGGTGCCCATACACGCTGCTAGACATCCGCAGTATGGTTGACTTACCCGTGCCTGACGTATTGTTAACTAGGTTAATTAGGCACCCTTTCAAATCAAGGAACTTAAGCAACGGTGCCCCGAAAGCCGACAACGTTGCAAAAGCATGCGGCTCAAAACCCTGTAAAGCATACGTGTCAAACACACTCTTCCACTCATGAAAGTCTCCCTTGGGTTCCATGAAGGGGGCTAGGCTCATCGTCGTTACGGATGGGGGGCTGTAGACTACGCCTCGTTGTGATATTTCCTTGTCCCCGAGGATGAACTTAGTATCGTTATCAGCCCACCCGAACTGTGTCCTCATCTTTTCTGCGCTCTTAACCACTTGCAGTTCCTTCACTGATGCAACCATATAGGCCATGATGTTATCCCAAGCTTTTGGCATGGCTACTATGCCATGTAGACTAGCTGCCTTACGTAGCTCCTCCTTAGAAGTAAGGCTAACAAGTGGGAGCGAGAATTCTTTCCAACCATCCTGCGGTAGGAACCTACGAACCAGCGCACACTCCCCGCTATTTGGGTCAACAAGCCGTTTGGTCACAATCAAATCATGCTCGTATACAAGGGTAGGCGTATCGTCTTTTACTTCTTTGTATACCCCACCAACCTTGCCCCGAAAGAAGGGCCACGGATATGAAGCCGAAATGCCCCCACTAGTAGTGGCAACAGGGTCATCCTCATCTCTTTCCTCATACCCTTCGTCGCCGTCACCCTCCTCTTCCGCTCGGGCTATGTCGTGCCCAAGTACCACTGGAGATTTTATCTTCCCCTTGTGGGCGCACCCGTCACACCCACCAGCCCTAAGCTTTTCAAACGTAGCGCATGTGTACGGCCCCTTTGTGTCCCGTGCTTTCTTGTCGGCATAGGCAGGGTTGTATTCATTATGCTCATTGGATATGTTTGTTATTGCAATATCACGGTCTTCACATACATTAGCTATGGATAATCCTGCCCTCCACAGCGGCTCATCTAGTCCTTCTTGATTCATTACTATGTGGGCGAGTTGCGCACAGCCTTCCCCAGCGGCTGTTTTTATCATTATAGTTTTGAACACCGATACGCGGTTCCCCGCCAAAGCAAGAGTAAGTGCGCTAGGGCGGGTTGATATGAACGGCGCTGGTTCTTCTTTTGGTGCTTCTGCTGCACCGATAATCTGGCGCAGTAACTCATACTCTGTCGGCTCACCAAGATGTAATACTTTAACGCCAAGCGGGTTGTTTATGTCCTTAAAGTTAAAGGTTTCAGGCACCCGCAATATACGTGCTGAGTCTGCGGGAACGGAGGGGTCTATTTCAAAGCTTTGTTGCTCACATAGTTGTTTTAACTTGTTTGCAACAACCTGCCATTGCAACCTATTTATAGTGCTCGTTAGCGGCCAGTACGCGTGTAGCCCTCTACCAGAGTTAACCAATGTAGGACGAGGCAGCGTGTTAGCGGTACAGAAAATATCTAGCGCCGTGTTACCTTCGGCGTGGTCGGCATAGGGCTTACCCACCCCACAATCTATGTCCAACCAAAACGATTTAAAGTACGTGGCGTTCTTCTGCGCCCTGCTTTCCGAACCTAAGAACTTTGCACACCCAAAATATACATCCATGTTAGCGGTGAGTAGTTCTTGAACCAAGGCATCAACTTCACCTATGGACTCTACAAACTGTTGCTTCGGCATGTCGCCTTTTTTGAGACCCACGATGCAGTACCACCCTTCGGATGGCAATACATTATTAAGCAAGTCTGTGGTTGACATGGCCTGTAGATAGAAAAGGGCCGAATTTCTCCGGCCCTATAGGGTTGAACTACTTATAATCGCGCTGAGAGCTTGACTACTATTTTAGTTATAAACTCGACTTTATTGGATTGGGGGCTAGTTGCCCCCCTGAACCAATTGTATACCGTCATCCGAGAAACTTTACAGAACTTGGCTACTTCTGTAATGGGTATGTCCAGTCTAATGCAGACCCTACCCAGCTTAACGCCTAGGTTGTGGGTATCAGCGTTTCTGTTAAAAGAGACTAGCTGTCTGCTGTATCCGTTCATGCACCACTACTCCCATTTCTTCATTACTTCAGCAAGGTCTTTCTTACCGGTGTCCGTTACTTTGGGCTTGGTGTTCTCCCGTTTCTTTGGCTCTGCTACTTCATCGTCGGCACCGTCTGTATTCTCGACCTTAGCCTCTACCGGATTAGACTCCACCAGCTTAATCAACTTCTTACCCGCGTCGGTCTGAGCTACAGTAAATACGATGGCGCGTTTAGCTTCGTCTGACTTACCAGCCTTTATTGCTGACTCATGCTGCTCCCTCGACACATGGGCAACTGCTTTGAAGAACAGCTTGGGAGTGGCGCTGTCGGTATCAAACGACATCTCTGTAATGACGTCCTCAATACTACGCCCATTGCCGGAGAGGTACTTAGCATACTGCTCAAACGGCATGTTGTCGCCGTCGCCCTTGCCAAATATGGACTGGGAGGGTAGCACAAACTGATACACGTCTTCCGTAGGGTCGCCTACAATCTGCAACGCCAGACGACGCGAGAACCTACAAGCACGGCTGGTGCCCTGCCCAGACCCCTTGATATTATTCGGGCACGCTTGGCAATTGCTGTGCGCCGGTTCTTCTACCGCTGCATCTGGTACGTCACCATTGTTAGACCAGCAGCTAGGCGGGGCTTTGTTATCTGCGCTATACGTACCAGCATAGAAGGTGCGGGAGTTCTTGGGTGCGCCATTGACAATGATTACCTGCAAGGAGCGGCCTTCAGCTTTCCTTACTTCTTCCCCACCAACTACCATACGAAACACAGACCCACGGATGGACAACCGCTTGTTGCCTGTACTTCCAGCGAGTGACTTAGTCAATGCGCTAGGCTGCGTATTCTTAAGGTAGTCCGGTACTTCTTGATTAAACAAAGTTACGTTTGACATATTGTCCTCTTAGTTATTTTTACCACGGCGTACTACGATTGTGTACTCACTATCAATGTTCAACCCTGCTGGCTTCAAGTCGGGGTTTTCTTCTAGGAACTGCTTCATATTGGTTTGGTGCAGTCGTTTCTCCAGCAATGAGAATGCGCCGTTGTCCGATATGAAGGAGTACATACTTTCCCAGTCACCAGTCCAGTAACGGCTCTTAATGCTGCGGATTGCTGTACCTTCTTTTGTTTTGATGCTATCTGCACCTAGCGCCTTACACGTTTCCAGCAATGAAACTTCTATCAGCCGCAACTGCTGCACGTATTCTTCATCCCGAGTCTCGTACTGGTGCTTTGCTTCATTACGACTATCTCTAATCCTTACATAGGTAGCCATAAGCTTTTCGGGGGTTAGCGCTTCTTGCTGCACTTCTTCGACCACATCATCTATCATAGAAACCCCATTTAGTTGTGTCAAGCACCCCAAGTATATAGAAGTATTTTACTGTGTCAAGGGTTATCAGCAATAATTTCTCTGTATAGATCAATTAGTTTTCCGTGGATGCCTATACGATTCTTCAACATTGAATACAAACGGGTTTCTACTTCGCTGCCGGATATATGTATTATGGTCATGGGGTGCTTTTGCCCCGGTCTATCTATACGGGCATTGGCTTGTAGGTATGTCTCTACAGACGTTACTGGGGCATACCAGATAATCGTACTGGCGGCTGTTAAGGTAAGCCCATGAGAAGCAGCCTGCGGTTGGATAAGCAATACTTTGGGGTTGGGCTTGGTTTGAAAGGCATCGAAGATTGCGGAACGTTTGTTTAAGCTAACCTCCCCGTTGATGATTTCAGAGGTTATGTTGGCCTTGTTAAGATGTTCCTGTAGCAGTCTCAAAGTGTGCTTGAACGGCACGAATACTAGTACCTTTTGCAGAGACTCATTTATCACCTCTTCTACCGCCGCCAATCTATTGCTCACATCAAACAGTATGGTTTCCCCACTATCTGAGTACACCGCACCGCCTGATATTTGCAGCAGCTTGCTCATATTAACTGCCGCATTTATTGCAGTGACTTCTTCCCCATCCGCCACGATAGACATACGCGCTTTAAGTTGCTTGTAAAACTTAACTTGTTGCGGGGTTAATGGGGCGTCTCTGTCGAGATAGGTAACTAATGGCAGGTCTAAGCAGTCTTTCTTCTCAAACCGTATGGCGGGTTGCAACGCTTTATGGACAAGCTGCTCGGCTTGTGGGCGCATAGCCCATTTAAACTGCGATACCTTGGTTAGCACCATGTCCCTAAACTGCCCGAAGAACTTAGGTATTACATCAGGGTTGATAATTTTAGCCAGCCCATACGCATCTGTAGGGGATTGCGCGGCGGGTGTGCCGGTCATCATCCATACCATAGGCTTGAACACCAGTACATCGCGTAGTGTTTTCCACCGTACCGTTTGCACGTTCTTATAAGCGTTAGCCTCGTCTATAATCACCAAGTCAAACCACTTCTTCTCCAGCAACGTGCTCTGTATCGTACCTACTCCGTCATGGTTAATGACTACAAACTCGGTGCTACCTCGTATTACCCTCTCCCGTTGTGTGCGAGTACCGTACGCCACATCGCAGCTTCTGTGAACCGCAAACTTAAACAGGTCTGCTATCCACGCCGATTTCATTATGGACAAGGGGCAGATTACCAACACACGTTTAACCAGCCCTTTATTCATAAGGTAGTCAGCCGCCCATATAGCCGACGCTGTCTTGCCCGTGCCTTGTTCGTTAAAACAAAAAGCACGGTGCCTCAAGGATAGAAACTCTGCTGTTGTCTTTTGATGCTCAAATGGCGTGTACATACCGGGCCACTCGTACTCTACGCCCATCGGAGACGGTACGTTCTTAATCAGCTTGGATAGCACACTCGCTTCTTGCATATCCCACTTGATTAGTACTTGGTGTACCCCATCTTCTTCCCCAATTACTTCACTATTTACAATGGCGTCGGTTATACGTTGTGGGTTTCTAGTTCGTACCAACAACGCTCTGTTATCAATAATGTCCACAAATCAAATCTTTACGAATGAATCAACTGGTATGTAGACGCACCGTTCCATATCTTTATCGTCGGCTCTGTCGGTACGCCCCCCTATGTATTCCTCATACGTATCCTTAGCTACAGTCATGAATACCCCATCTGTGAACTTGATGAGTATGATGAACGGGACGTTCTCGGTATGCGCCCAGTTTTTACCTCGTTCCCATTTGGCAGACCCCATCAGTACGGTGGGGTACTTTGTGCTCCTATTGTTCCGAGTCTTTATCTCAACCACCGCTATGGTTTTGTCTTTTTGCGTTAACTTACCGTTAACGGGATGTCTTGGGGGGTATTGCTCATATTTGCATTCAAAAACTTCACAAAAATAAGCAGCGGTTTCTAGTTCCCTAGCCACATCAGCGGCCTTTTCATATGCGGGTCTGTTCATTTAGTTGGCTTATTCTTTTTAACCGTGTGGTCTGAGTTGCGGCTGAAGCTACGATTAGCACTTGGGCTTTTCAGCTTGAGGTTGCTCGGTGCATTAGTGCCCCCCTTGGATAGTGGGATGGTGTGGTCGATGTCCTTACCTGTACGGTCTACCCCTTTAGCGTCCATCTCACGCCGCGCTTTCTGACGCACATCACGGTTGGGGGCTTCTCCCCGTTCCTTCTGTTGTTGGTATTCTTTCTTGTACGGTCTTGGCTTAGTAACGTATGGCATGTCTATCTCCTATCTATGTTTGCCATTATGGTGACAGTCAGTCACGGGGCAGTAGTTTCTGCATGTAAAGTTCTGCGTCGGGTTCCACACGTTGTTCTCATACGCGCTATCTAACCGCGTGGTTTCCTGCCGCCACTTCTTCCACAATTCAACGGAGTCGGCTTTGTTATACGCAGCGGGTACGAAGTCTTTATGTACTACGAAGAGCAGCCCAGCTTTAGTGTTTTGGATTTGAGGGTAGTGTGCGAACACGGCGAGGGACAGAAGCTCAAGTTGTTTGGTATCAGCATACCGGCTATTACCTGTCTTGTAGTCTAGTATCCGTGCCGTGTCCCCTTGAAGAATGACCAAGTCGGCAATGCCTCTCCACCAAGCATTGGGGTCATCAAATTCACAAGGGGCCAAGTCTTTAGTGACTGCTAACTTCATCTCGCAGTGCTTCTCCCCTTTCATAGCAATAAGGGAGTCTAGTATCGGCTTCAAGTACGCATACGCTGGAGGTATTTCCTTGCCGTCGCGTATGTACTCCTCCGCTATCTTGTGTGCTTCAAGCCCGTATATTATGGCGGTTGATGGGGCGTCTTTAACCTTCTTTACCACCCGCAATTCGTAGTACTTTTTGGGGCATTGTTGGAACAGCGACAGGCTGCTGTATGACCATTTAACAGTCTCCATAACTCATACCTCTACCTGACTCACAGTTTAAGGGTAGCCCCGCCGCCCATACGGGGGCTATTCGCATCTGGTTCTCTATATATGCCTGAGCTGTTAGCACTTCATGTTTCGGCACTACGCATGCTATAGCGTCATGCACCGTCAACACCACCTTGTGCTTATCAGCTATGTTGACCAACTGCTCTCCTATAATACACCTAGATAAGGCTTGGCATACGTTTTCTACGAGCTTCCCACCATATATTTTAGTGGCAATAACCTGTCTGCCCTTCTTGGAATCGTAGACGTACTCGTACTGCCCCTCATCGTTCGCCACTTTACGTAGGTTGGGGTATTTTAAGAACAGCCCGTTAGGTAGCCTTATGCCCCGCTTGCCATGCACCTCTATCACCCCCGCCCTGCCCAGATCACAGGTCTTGTCGTTCTCCATAGCTGCAATGGCCTTCTGCGCCGCAGCCCATAGCTTAGATATCTCGGGGTAAGTTTCCCTGTACACATTTATAACGTGCTCGGCTTCGGAATCATCCATAGGCACTCCGTACTGCTTTAGCTGTGCCTGAAACTTACGCCATCCCATACCGTAGCCGCACCCCAGAATCGTAGTCTTACCTACGAACCGCTCCCCCTGATCTATTAGGGCTTCCTCTTTGCTGTATATGCTAGAAGCCATGATGCGATACACATCCTGCCCCGCTGCAAACGCGCTAACCAAATCGTCTTGTTCAGCAAGCCACGCCAACGTACGCGCTTCAATCTGCGAGGAGTCCGAGTCAACTATCATGTAGCCCGGAGGTGCAAGCATTGCCTTCTTTAGCGGGGATTTACGGGGGATGTTCTGGAGGTTTATCTTGTCATCACCACCCCAACGTCCGGTGTGCGCTGCGTAGTAACGTAAGGGAACTGGCATAAGCCCACGACTAGCTAAATCTATGAACCTCTGGGTGCGGGTCTCTTCCAACGTAGACTTAATTCCAAGCCTAGCAGCTACTGCCATCTGAACAAGTGGGTCTTCATGATCTAGTAAGGCTTTAAAGGCTTCGTCGGTCTTGGCAAAAGCGTAAGTTTCCTTACCTGTAGTAGGGCTAATCTTCATAGGTGGCTTTACCCCCATCAGCCTAAGCGCATCCGCCAGCTTGAGGTTGCTCATCAGGTCTTCCTTAGACAATCCCACAGTATCAAGCAACTGTGACTTGGTCTCCTTGATGCTGTTCAAATGGGATATGAGGTCTACCGAATGCAGCACTAGCTTGGGTTCTGTGAACATGCGGATAGTCAGGTCTATCAACCGCATCTCTGACTTATCAAACGCTCCCGACAGGCACAGGAATAAATCAAAAGTAAGTGCAACGTCGTTCTTGCAGTACTCCCCGTAACGCCCTAAGTCCTCGTCACTGAAGTCCCCCCGCTTCTTACCAAGTGCAGCAACAACCTCCGTACCCTTCACGCCTAGCTGATAGTGCTCGGCTAACACCTTAAGGCTCCCGCCTACCTCCGTACCATGCACCGCCCTAGCCATTGAGAGGGTGTCGGCTATGTGCTTGGGTTGTATGCCGAAGTGCCAGTTGAGGATAGCTGCATCGAATACGGCGTTATGTGCCACAGCCATGCTATTAGCCCAATCAAACTCCCTGAGCCATACCGCTGTGTCCTGCTTGGTGCCACTAAACCATTGCACGGGGTCTTGGTTAACCTGTACTGATATGCCGATTACCTCAAACAACGGGTTACGAATGTATTCCTCAGTAGTAAGCTTCGACAATGAATAGTCCTTGTCGTAGTATGTTTCAAAGTCGTAGGTTATTAAGTTCATTTAAGGGTCTTTGCAACCGTGATTTTTATAGCTGGGACAGCTAAAGCATTACGTAGCACTGAGTTTTTAGTTAACTGTATGGCAGTAGCGCGGCAGGCTAAGGTGAGGTACACCCGATCTATTACGCTAAACGTCCCCCCACGAATAATGCCTAGGCAGGTTTCAACTTCAAGCAACAAATTATCGCCTACTACCTTTGCCGCCAGTATCTTTGCTTCAGGAGAAGCTATGGCCCGTAGTAATTTTTCCAGCACGTATGTTCTCCAATATGGTTTCTAATTCTTTTATGTTCGTTTCGTCCACGACCAAAGCGATACCCCCCGCTGCGGATATGGCAGCGAGTTCTCGTTTTTGTAACTCGGTTGGTTTGTTCCCGTTGGCTTTACATTCAATGCCTATGAAAACCCCCAGCAAACAGGCAGTGATGTCGGGTATGCCTGACCTGCCGTAGCCGTGTGTGGATGAGAAGAAGTAGTACGCGCCATATGCTTTGAGCAAGGCTACTACTTTGTGCTTGACTTTTGCTTCGGGTGTGAGTGCCATATATTGACACTATATAACATTACCCGCAAGGTGGCAAGCGAAACTGAAGGGGAGTTCGGGGGTAGTGCAGATTCCACGCCCCCGGTCGTGGCTTAAGGAGGAACAAACAGGGTAGCATTTCAACACTCCGTACCTGTTTGCCCCCACCAAACATGATCGCATCTGCAAGGTTACTATGTTTGGTGTCTGATGAACCAGTCTAATATCTACGGAGTGCTATTCAATTTTACTCTCTATTTCTGGTAGCTGTAATGCTTCCCGCAGTAGCGTGCTAATTCCTTTGCGCCACTCTTCTCCATACGTCGCTATGATATGGGAATGTAAATCTTTATCCAGCCGCATGGACACGTACACTTTTCTCGGCCTTTTTCCCGGCCCTCTTACTTTTCTTACGGCTCCTTGGGGGAGTTGCTCTAACATTTAGTGCTCCTATTCCGTTTGGTTTTACATATTTTTTAGTATATACAACATAGTCTTTTTTGCGTTTGCCACTTGCCGTTGTAAAGGCCAACACATTGTCGTCGCATAGGGTATGTTCTCTGCATGCTACTTTGTCAAGCGTACCCGCTATGTGCGCCATGTCTGACATTAGGTAGAACACAGCCTCGCGTGTAGGCAACGGTTCCCATATAGGGGGAGGGTAGCTCCCCACAAAAGCATCTAGTTCTTTACCCTCATCAGCAACGTCTGTCATAGTTTAAGGTCTTTGCTTATGTTGTTGATGGCCCGGTTGTCACTGGGGGATATGCTAACGGTAGCGGTCTTGCCTGAAGAGTGGGTGCCCTTAATGTGGTTCTTGCCTCGAATGAACGTCCACCCTTGTTGCTCTGCCCCCTTCAGCACTTTCCTAAGTTCCTTGTGGTTAGTCAGCACACCTCCTCCCACACGGTCTTAGGGTAAACATGCTCATGGTTTTCAATGGCGCTGCACTTGTTGCATACATGGGTGAAGGGTTTGTCTGCGTATGAGATGTTGAACTTATGCTCAAACTCGCCACCGCAATCACACATTAGACGGTGTACTTTCCATTCTATAGGTTTGATTGTTACGTAGCTCATTTCTTATCCTCTTCAATCCCAAAGTGTTTTTTCATCGCATCCCCCACGCTGTAGTGAACACCAAAACTTTCAGAGACATACTCATCCGCGAACCTAGCGCACTCTTTAATGATCGCTGTGCGTTCTGCGGCTATTGGATTCGGCGCAGCATGGGCTTTGAGTCGTTCTTTGTTCCAATACTTATCCACCGTTCCTCTCCTTGAGCAATTTCTCTACTTCTTTCACCATGCGCTCTGGGTATCCAACATTGGCTGCAAATATGTGATTGATTTCTACCCCCGTCAGACCTACCCACGGCTTCTTCAGCATGGGTGCCAGCGCATCTAAAACTGCCTGTGCTGCCTCCGTCACTTCTACGCCTTCGCTGACTTCAATTCGCCTGTCAGCGGTGATTCGCATTACCCAAGTGTTTGCGTTAGAAAAAGTAATTGTGTGTGGTGGAAGGTCTGCCTCTACCGTCATTTCGTTTGTTGTGAGGTTTGTTGTGTTCATTTCATCTCCTTAGCTTCCAGTACCCGCAAATCATTCGCCGCATCGCTAACACCATGCCAGTCGCCCAACCGCACACACATCAACAAATATGCGATGTACGCGGCGCGGTTCTTTTCGTACTCGGACGGCGTGTGGGAATTTAACGTATCGGTGTTTATGTCATACGACTCTATTTTATTTCTATTCTCTATCCCTGCTTTCTCCTGCATGTCCTTTGCTTCCATAGCTGCGTTGTAGGAATCCAATACGTTTTTACCCAAGTCTTTAGCTTTTATAAACGACATCACAGACTCCTATTCTTCTGCTTGAGTTTGGCTTCAACTTTGCGTAACCCAACAAGCATATCCTGTCTTGCCTTTTCCAAAATAGGGTGCGTGTCTGCCCAAAACCGGTTTTTTTCAATCTTTTCTTGCCAACCATATGCGTCCAACAGTTCCTCATCCGTCAGCCCTACGCACTCACGATAAAACCCTGCTGCATTTAAAATTCCTTCAAGGTTTGGGCCAACAATCTTCGTAGGCATCTGCTGTTTAAACTCCATCATCGGCGTTACTAGCCGCTTGAGTTCTTGGATTTCCTTCTCGTGCTTCATCACTAGCATTGCAATCTGGTCGTGGCTCAGCATCATTGCATCGAGTGGTTTATCACAATCCCAAATGCTCATCTCACACCTCCAGCCGGTCTATCTGCAACTGCAATGCCGCCGTGATAGCGCCGAGTCTTTCTGACATTGCGTTTAAATCAATGTTTAGCACTGAGTTACCTTCTCGTGCGACGCAGGGTTCGCCGGGATAGTTGTCATCGGTGTTGGTTGTGATTGGCTTCAGCCGGATAAACAAACGATCCGTTACCTCTTGCAGGTTGCAGATGCGTCCTTCCATCAACTCAACAGCAGTCCGTATCGGGCTTGTAGGTGTAGCGGGAGGTGACTGCTGTGGTCGCATATCTTCCCTTTGGGCTACCATCTTTTCGTAGTACGCTTTTGCTTCCATGCCTTTTGCATTCATCTCAGGTTCCTTTTTGTGGTTTGCATACGCCGCATCAAACGCTGCATATATATCTGAATTCTTTTTGAGTATCGCCTCACGCTCAAGTTGCGCCGCGTATTCCATTGCCTTGTGTACGTTTGTCATCACAAGCTCCTCGCAATTGCCGCATAGACTTCAGCGGCTCTAACTGTTTCCCGGCCCATGCGCCTAATCACATCCCGATCATTCGGATGCTGCGCCCCTATCTTCTCAGCCCAGTCCGCAACCAATTTAAAGTTAGCCTCAAACGCTATCACCGCAGCCTTGCCTAAGTTCCCGTTTGCCTTGGCTACTTCTTTGGCTCGTCTTGTATTTTCCATGTCAATGTTGGTTTCGGTTGCCCAGCAGTCTGATCTGGCGCACATTTGAACAGCCGTACGTCCACATTGTTTACATGATATAGCCATATGTCTCTCCCGAAAAAGCCAACAAAAAAGAATATCGAGCAGCTTAACAACGCCGACAGTGCGGCGGTTCTTACTGCGTGTGGGCGAACTTCCTCTATGATATGCGGATTCATTTCTCATCTCCTTTGAATGCCATCAAGATTTCAGTAGCGCCCTTTTGATTGCGTTTCACATCGCCCAACTCCAGCGTGTCTGAACTAAGGCACCGTCCATCGCGGTACATCGTGCCTGTGATCGCATCGACGTAGGTTATGCCACGTTTGAAAAACACCCGGTTTTTATTGGACGTATATAGTTGCCGACTGCTAAGCCACGCCATTTTCGCCGCATTCTGTGCAGTCGGGGGCCAGCACTCAGACGACGATGCACACGTTCCTTCATCGCTTATCAAGATGTCGTCAATCTTCTTGGAATCAGGGCGGCGACGGTCTTTACGTTTTATCATTTATGCCCCCACTTAGCAGAGCCGCCCTCTAAGACCCACAAGCTACGGCTCCTCATCCACCTGATAGCCAAAACCCACTTGGCTGCGTTCCTACGGCAGGGATGTATTTCTGCGGCTCGTTTGGTTAGGCTCATGACTGTGCCATACGTTCAGCAAGATCAAGCACCATGTCAGAATCTTTCAGGTGATCCAACAGGAACTCATCCAGATCAAACCTCATCGTTCCATGTCTTGGGTAATAACCACAATCAAGAATACATTCAACTACTTCTACAAGTGCGCGATCAAGGTACTCTTGATCTAACAGGTTCTCGTCGCCGTGTGCTTCGTTTTCGTAGCTCATTTCTGAATCCTCTCAAGAAGGGCAAGGTATCCAACAGCATCAACCAAGCTGTCGCGGTGTGTAAGATCATTACCTAACCGCGCTGCTTTCAACAGCGTCATCATGATGCAGACATCGGCACCCGTGATAGCGTGGTGTACACCGAACCTAGTCAGTATGTGATTGCTCCAGTACCCAGCGATAGCGACAAGGTTCTTGTCTGGCGAACCGTAGGTCTTCTCCCTATCCCCGTAGATAATCTCTTTAGCGTCATCAAGGATAGACTGGGGCTGCGATTGCATTCTGATGGGGGGTTTTGCTCCATTTGCTACTGCTATCTTAATCGCATCGTAGTAGCTCTCCAAACGCGCTACTGCTTTTGCGTCCACTGCCGCTTTAACTTTCTTAGTTACTTTCTTCATTTTGTTTCTCCAAAGGTTTCGTTTTTAGTTACATCCATAGCTATTGCATAGTATTTATCCGATACGCGTACTCCTACATCACGCACGAATTGCGTATGCTCCACCAACTTCAACAGCCCCATCTTCCTACGGAACCACTCAGGTAGCCCATTACCGTCATTGTCATCAAGCGCCACCAGCTTGCCATCTACGTTGAACACATGTACTTGCTGATGGGTAACCAATGCGTATGTTAGGGGGGTTCTTGCTACTTCGGTGCATATAGCAAGGTCTTGCTTGGTATCTAAAGCTTCCGCAAACATAGCACTGTGAGCGGGGAACACCTTGTTAAACGTATCTGCATGGGCTGCCGCAAAGCTGAGTAACGCTAGGCGTAAATCGTTTTTACCTATAGTTATGAGAAGCTTACTTTGTGCGGTACTCACGGCATGGTTTACAACTTTACGTGCCTCCTCCACTGCTTTTTGGCCCATCTCTAACACAGTGGGGGAGTACATGTACTTAATACACGTATTTAATGCCGACGCTTGCTTGGTCGTCAGCATAATGTGGGTTCCCCCCCGCTTCTTAAGAATCCTATTGGATTCGACGTAATAGTTTGTGCAGTGCTTACCTACCCTTGCTGAGTACCCCTCACTAACTATTATGTTGCCTAGGCGTTCTGAGTTCTCCCACACCATCACCGACCTATACGCAACTGTATACTCAGGCACCAAAGAGTCGCCCAGTGTCTTCTTAGCACCAAAATTAACGCGGGTTTCAAACCTCCATGTCGGCTTTTTAGCGTTAAGCTTTATGAGTATCTCCAACAGGTCTGGGTGTAACGTAATCTCCTTTGCCGCTTCTAACTCCGCTATTTCATCGCGCGCCGTGGGGGAGTATATTTTTACGTATGAGGGTATATGGGCTGCTAGTTGCATTGTCATTCCTTACCAGTTGAACTTCTCAATGATGGCGTCTACTTTACTTTTCACTGTATTGCGTGCGTCGGCACTATCTCGCACAGTCTCGACATGCACACCCGACAGCGTCCGCTCCAACTCCTGTCTCGCCATCTCAAGATGCGGGTCATTAGTGATGTTGCGCTTGGTAAGCAAAGAGCATTGAGAGAGGGCGTTGTCTATCAACGTAGACCGGAACCTTCTATGCGTGACGTCCCCACTCTCTGTCTTAACATCGGCAAGACTGCCCGACATGTGCAGGAGGACTCCATGCAGTTGCTTCCACAGGTCATTCATAGCCGCCTCTTCCTTAGCTTTGAGGTTGTCGGCGTGCTGCTGCATTAGCTCTTCCTTCATGCCGTTCTCTGCATCAATACGGAAGTCCCCAGCCTCTGCTATGGGGGAGTACTCCAAGGCAAATCTAAACTTAGTCTTCACCACATCTACAGGTGGATACTCTGACAGGTCGCACATTGCCCCTAGCCTAGCTACAGCCGAAGTAACCAAATTTGGGTAGTCGGCATAGAACGTATCGCACAGCGCGTTGAATTCATTGCGGCGGTCATTGATACCAGTT